ATTGATAATATTTGTAATAACCTGTCCTTGACTTTGTGTACTATCTAAAATAACAGTTATATCAATACCCAAATCAATCACATTTGCAGTTTCAACTGAAATATAATCATTAATCATTCTATAGTTAGATAGATAATTTGCAATATTTGTTTTTAATGCATTTGGAACAACAGAAGTTAATACTCCACTTGAATCGTAGGATAAAACTTTTATTTTAATTTTATTGTTTTCTTCGACTATAGATACTTTTGATGGTGCTCCAAATTGTGACGGCATATTTCTTAATAAAGAATCATAATCATTAACCGTAACCGCTCTATTTTGTGCGGAAAAATTAAAAGAAACAAAATTTCTTATTTCTTCTAATGTTGGTATTCCAGCTCCCCCAACCGCAGCAATTGGGTTTGTACAACTTAACGAATTAACCGTACTTGTGTTATAATTTTCTGAAGGACCATTAACAAAAAAATTACTTTTTTGTACTTGAGTTATTACACCAATACCAACGTTACTTGATATTCCACCTCCAACTCTATACTGAATAAATAAAGTTGAGTTTGATTTTAATGTATTTCCTAAACCTAAATTATTAACATACTTATTTATGTTTATTGATTGTCCATTTCTTGCAAATTCTCTTAGCTGATCTTCAGCCGAATTATTACCTCCACCAAAAGTAAGTTTCATAAAACCTTGTGGTGTGTATTCAGTTATAAATTTACTACTTGTTGTAATATACTTACCTATTTTAATTCCAGGAGCATCTGAAGGTTTTGTTGGGTCTTCCACAAATACTCTATCATCAACTAAAGCCCTAACTTCGTACCATCTATTATTTGGCGATAAGAATTCTTGATCTGATGGTACATTACTATACGAAGATCCGTCTTTAACTATAACACTTGTAACTCCCAAAACATTTCTTTCAGGTAAAAACAATTCAAAGAACGGTCTTACATCGTTGGCGGTTATTGTTCTTTTAAATACTTTTGTTAAACCATTTAAAACCACCTCTCTTTTAGTGACCGTATAATTTTGTATTATTCCGTTTGCGTCTATATTTGGTCTTACGATTCTTGAATTTGGTTGTCCTTCTCCATTATATTGGGATGAAAAGTCAATATCATATACTGTTTCAAAAGATTGTCCGGCACCATTAACTTGAGTACCTCTTCTTAATATACCACAATATCTGATGTCTTCTTTATCTCCAAAGGCCGGAACTACTATTGAAAAATCTACCAAAGAAATTGATGGTCTTTGTCCAGGAATTTTAAGTCCGTATGTTCTTGCAATATTAAAAAGAGATGTTTTTTGTTGTGCGTATTGTAAAACGGTTTCTTGTATACTTCTATCTATCTGATAATTAAGGTTGTCCGCAACCGCAGCGTTTAAATCCATCAACACAGAAAAAACAGAAGCGTCGTTAAAATTTTGTATTAATTCAGGATAGTAAGTTTTAACATAATTAACTAATTCTGTTCTAACTCCTTGGAAGTCTCTTACTGTATATGATATTTTTTTATCTGCCATATTATTAAATATTTAAAATAATGAAATCACTACTATTAAACGATTCAGATGTTATCTTATAATCTATCCTAACTCTAGCGGTGTGTTCTTTTTGTGAGATGTTGGGTACCGTAAACTCCCTCTGATCATCTCCATTTATGAAAGTTCCTTTATTTTCAAGTTCTGTGGACGCATCAGTAATTTTTACATTTGTTATTAAAACACCTGGCATGAACTCTTCAACAGAATCTCTTATTTCGGCCTCAATCTCCGCAAATGTCGGTCCATCTAATGGTTCAAAAATATATTCATAAAGTCTTGTTCCAAAATCAGGTAAAAAATATCTACTTCCTTTTCTCGTTAATAATAAATGTATTAAATCAGTTCTAACTTCTTCTGAAGCATAATCAGTTAAATCTAAATATTTTCCATTAAAAGAATCTCTAAATGGAAAAGTAATACCATAAGTTAAGCCATTTGCCATATTTAATAAATATACTATCCAGATATTTTATATAAATAAAAAAATCACTGATTGGTCAGTGATTTTTCTTGTAGGTTTGTAGTTCCTCTTTCATGTTTTGGTTCATATGGACAATGTAAACATCCATTACCACAACATCTTTTTCTTTTTTTATGATATTCTTCGGTCATAACCATTCTACCTTGATTATTATAATAAAAATCATCTTGTTGTAGTTTAGGACCAAACTCTCTAACATATAATTGTTGTACCCAATCTTTTGAAGCTCCTACGTTCATTTTAATTTCTTTTTCTAAGATTATAAAACGCTAACAATACTTGATATGTTAGCGTTATATTATTACCCCAAGTTACTTTCATTGTTATACAATTTCACAAGCTCCACCAGCACATGCGGCTTCACCTCTAAGGTCTGTATTATCTTGTAACTCAATTACCTTTGTTAGATCAACATCTTTTAATGTTCCCAATAATCTATCAAAATCTTCTTTTGTGCAATCTTCAAATGGTGCTTGTGTGTATGTTCCACCATTATATGGTAATACAGATAATCCATTATAAAATTTACGATTATTCCACATCCATTCACCAACCAATTCCCATTCGTCTTCTTTAACTGAAACTGTTGCGGATACGTTATGCGTATTTTGTCCTGTTCTATGTCCATTTTTAATCCATTCTTGTGCAACTTTTTTAACTCTCTCTAACATTTGAAATACTGATTCATACCTTAAAATTGATCCTTCAGGAGCGTGTTGTGGGATGGTAATCACTGCAGTGTCATGTGGGCGGAAATACTCATCTTCAACTAATTCTGGGTGATTAATTGCAAGGTATGTGTAAATTGCCTCATTTTTTCCAACACGGATTCTTCTTAAATAATAGTCATTATGCCAAGCGTGAATTCCTGAAGATGTACCTAAAACTAAAGATGAGGTACCTGAAGGTTTAACTGTAGTTGTTCTTGCGGATTTATTAATACCAATTAGTTCTGCAACTCTTTCGTTTTCTTGTTTAACCGCCTCTGCCGCCGCCTTCATATCGTATCCTAAGACAACACCAGAACCAATACCCGTCATTCCAACTCCAATTAAAGCGTCTTTTTCTGTTGTTCTTTTCCAAACATCTCTCAAATAATGGAAGTCTGTATAACCCGCTTGAAGTGTTCCAATAAATGCGGCACCCTTTACTCTTTCTTCAAAATCTTCTTGTGATTCAATATCTGAAGCGTTAACCTCACAAAGATTACAGAATTGATAAGGTCTAAGTGCAATTTCACAACAAGGATTTGTTCCCCAATCTTTATCATTAGAAAGATAAATTCCTGGTTCTCCTGCTCCCGATAATTCAATACGTTTCCAAAGATCCATAAAGAATTCTTTTGTAATTTTGTGACGAAGAAGTACCGCTGAATTATTTGCTCTACCTCTTTGTGCATTTTGTTCCCACCAATTACCTGACTTACAAGAAATCATTTCTTCATCATCTGCGGAAAATAAAGATATAAGTGCCGCTCTTCTAATACCCCCGGCTAAAACCGCATCTGCAATATGACAAACGATATCATGAGTTTCAATTGGTGTTAATTTTTCACCATCATTTTTATTCTCAAATACTTTTGTAATGTTATGAATACAATCTTTTAATGGTTGGGGTCCTGGTGCTTTTCCTCCTGACGTAACAAGTAAGGCTCCCTTATGACGAACATCAGAGTAATCAAAAACAGGTGTTGATGATTTTGATCCCATATAAGATTCAACCAATACTTTAATTGCATCGGCCCATCCTTCAATAGAATCACCAATAAGGTATCTTCTTGTTCTTGTTGGGTTTGGTTTTTTAATTTCAGGTAACTTATCTACGTGATGTTTTTGTACCGAAAATCCTACTCCTGTCCCACCTAACAACAAAAACATTGTTTCTGAAAAGGCGTCAGTATGATCCACAGGTAAATAAGCACAGTTATAAACTCTGTTTGGTGAAATCTCAATTGGTTTACCTCCAAACTGTAATGATCTCATTGATGGAAGAATTTTTTTATCGTATACCATTTTATATACTTCTTCTATCTGGTCTTTAATGTTTGGGTATTTTTTTTGGTGCATCTCTTTATTTCTTGTTACCAGTTCTTCCCACGTTTCCCTTCTATTTAATTCAGGGACAAATTTAGCGTATTTCATATACACCGTAATATCACTTAATATTTTTTGTGAAATATCCATTTTATGTTAATTTAATTATTTTATTTATTATGATTTTTTTTGTTGTTCTCGTTCTTTTCTTTTTTCTAACAATTCTTTAACCCTTTGTCTTTGTCTTTCTTCTTTTTGTTCCTCAAGACCTAAGAATGTTGTTGTTGATTCAGTATCAATGTCAATCATTGCGTTATCAAATTTACAATTTTCAAAAACCACACCATCATCCCCAATACGGGACTTGGTAATTGCAATCGTGGCTAATTTCATTTCTTTTTGTTGTAATGTCTTTGCTACTGAAATAATAACGTGTCCTACTTGTGCCTTCTTAATCGAACCACCCATTTGGTCTGTTGTAACAACTTCAGACGAAATAGAAGCTCTATTTCCTTGTGTTGCCGTCCAACCAGCAATGTTTAATTCGTGACACATAGCTTCAAATCCTCTCATTACAGATCCTTCACTTTTCCACTCATCTCCTAAGTTTTTATCCGGAACAACACAATCAATGTAATCTAAAACAACCATATCTATTTTAACACCATCTGCAATCATCTTTCTAATTTCATTCTTAATTTGCAACATAGTTTTTGTGTCAGAAGGTAGTTTCTTCAAGATTAACTCATTTGGCATTGTTTCCTTGATTTCTTTTACTTTAGTCATCACCTCGTCTTTTTTTTCTGACAATTCGTCAGGGTGAATCTTTGTCCAAAGAGTAAAATGTTTTCTCTGTATCACTTTTGGGTTGTCTTCAAAGAATACTTGAAGTACGTTAAATCCTAGGTTAAACGCATGGTTTGAGATCTTTGTTAGAATGGTTGATTTCCCAACACCAGTTGGTGCTAATATCACACCTATTTCCCCTTTTGCCAATCCTCCTTTTAAAAGTCTATCAATCCCTGGTATTCCCATTGGGATTGGGTGTCTATAGTCGTCATCTAAGACTTGGTCTAGGTTTGAAAAGACATCTAACATTGATGTGTCTTTTGAACCGACAAGTAATGCGTCTCTAACTAATTCTTCTAGGGTATCATAGTTTTCAAATTCACCACCATCAATAATCTTTTGAGCCTTTTTCATAACCTTCTGTAACTCTTGTTGTTTACAGAATTTAAGTGCTTTTTCTTGTACAAAAGACACACCATCAATAGGTGCGTCTTTAATTTTCTTGACCGTATCAAGAACTACTTTAACCGCAGTTTCTTGTTGTAATTCTGATTTTGCGACTTGTTCTAAGGTATCAAATGATGGTGTGTGTTCATACTTTTTATAGTACTCTTTTATCATTTGAAT